TTTGGCTTTATTTCTATTATTGTAATATCTATTTCTGGATTTGTATATCTTTTTCTTGAACTATCTATTTTTATTGAAATATCTTTATTGCTCTTTTCTTCATTATTATGCATTGTTAAATCTATTATTTCATTATCTTTAATATGATTTTCATTTAATATACTATTATTTGTTATTAATACTGGTAGTAATTCATTTTGAAATAAAATTTTACAAAAAAATCCAGTTCCTTTTCCTCCATTTTTTTGATGTATTTTGCAAATACAATTTTCTAATTGAAATAATATTGTTTTTAATCCTTGAATTGGAACTGCTCTAGGTTGCTCTTGAATTAAAATTTCTTTATCATTAATTGAGTCTGACATTTATTAATGTTTAATTAAAGATATTTTAAATAATTTATTTTTTAATTAATAAATTTATGTAAAATTAATTTAATTTTTTAGAAAGATTATTTTAATTGAAAAATGGGGATTGGGGATTGGGGATTGGGGATTGGGGATTGGGGATTGGGCCCAATCCCCATTCCCCAACCCCCAATCCCCAATCCCCAATCCCCAATCCCCAATCCCCATTGAAATATATATTCAATATATTTAATATATATAAATTAAAAATAATTAATTCTTAAATTAATATTTTTAATTATAAAGATTATTAAATAATTTTAAAAATATAATTAAAAATTTTTTGATGTAATATTATACCAAAATTTCATTAGTTTCATATTAAAAAAAATTTTATATTTAATTTAAAGTTATAAAGACTTAACTATATTAGAATTATATATATCAATATGAAATAATAATAAGCCATTCGGTGTCATTTAATAATTTTTATTTTAGCTTATTATATTGCTTGTGAGGTATATTCCAATTTTGCAATGATTTTATATCCAATGATGATGAGCATCCACCAAACATACTTTCAAAATTATTTCCTTTGGATACATTCCAATTTTGTAATGATTTTACATCAGATAATAATGAGCATTTACTGAACATATATGAAAAATTATTTCCATTTGATACATTCCAATTTTGTAATGATTTTATATTTGATAATGATGGGCATTTATTGAACATACCACAAAAATTATTTCCATTTGATACATTCCAATTTTGTAATGACTTTATATCTGATAATGACGAACATTCACTGAACATATATGAAAAATTATTTCCATTTGATACATTCCAATTTTGTAATGACTTTATATCTGATAATGAAGAGCATTTAACAAACATATAAGAAAAATTATCTCCTTTTGATACATTCCAATTTTGCAAATATTTTACAGTTGACAATGATGTACATTCAAAGAACATACCAGAAAAATTATTTCCTTTTGATACATCCCAATTTTGTAATGATTTTATATCTGATAATGATGAGCATTTAACAAACATACCGCAAAAATTATTTCCATTTGATACATTCCAATGTTGCAATGATCTTATATCTGATAATGATGAGCATCCAGCAAACATACTTTCAAAATTATTTCCATTTGATACATTCCAGCTGTGCAATGATTTTATATCTGATAATAATAAGCATTTACTGAACATATATGAAAAATTATTTATATCTTTTGTATCTAAATATTTCAATTCATTTATATCTTTCAATGTATGACATTCATAAAACATGTATTCTAAATTAGTTATTTTATTTCTGATTATCATTTTTATATCATTTATACCTTTTATCAATTTATATTCTTTTATTAATTTACTTTTCTCTCCATTTATTATTAAATCTATATTATTTATATTATTCTTTACAAATTTTTCTCCAAATATATTTTCATTTTTCTCGTCTTTAGTTATATATTTCAAATTTATTTCATTTTTATATTTTTTATTTATTTCATTTATTGCATATTTAATATAAGTTCCATAATTTAATTTATATTTATTACTTTTTGAATATCTATTATGTATTCCTATCACTTTATAAGAATTTAATGATAATATAGGACTTCCTGAAGAGCCATCTTCTGTATTACAATAATGAATTAATGTTTTATATTCTTTTAAATCATTTATTATACCATATGATACATATTTTTCATTTGGATAATGCAATAAATATATTGATTTTTTTCTAAATTCTTTTTCAGTCAATTTATCTTTATCTATTTCTAAATAATTATTTATATTATCTATTTTTGGCTTTATTTCTATTATTGTAATATCTATTTCTGGATTTGTATATCTTTTTCTTGAACTATCTATTTTTATTGAAATATCTTTATTGCTCTTTTCTTCATTATTATGCATTGTTAAATCTATTA